GTGATCAAGGCCGGGGATCTGACCCCGGACGAGAAGAAATACGATCAACTGTTGCAAGCGATTCAAAGCGTTTCGGCCAAAGGCTGGAGTCTGGATTCGGCATTGCCTGTCGGCTCATTGCCGTTGCCGACCGTCGCGACCCCTGACGGTCGCTTGCCTATCACCCCGACGGCGATATTGACCAGCGGCGGACGTGTGTCGATTCCAGCGGGCGTGTTGTTGAGCATTGGCCAGGAAGTCGTTGCGGGACAACTTGGCAGGTCTCGCACGTTCACCACACAGGCCTGGAGCAGTGCGGATCTGTTGCCGACAACCGGCTACTTCCTGAGGGCACAGGTCATTGGCGGGGCGCTGACGTTCTACATGCAACGCGGAACGATCTATGACCCGGCCCCCGAAGGATTGAAGGGCACCGTCAACAGTGCGGCGGGAGGCGGTTTTCAATCGACGCCGCTGGATATGTGTCTGGCCTGGGTGGTGACCGCAGGACCCGGATCGGTACCGATCGTCAGACCCGTCTACAACCGCAAGCATCTGGCATGGAGCCAGACGGTCAACGGCAATGGCGTGGTCTATTTGCCAGTCGATCCCCACGCCCGGGCGGCGCGTCTGGTGGTGGGCAACCCGACACCGCATCCGACCGGCATTACCGGCGTGTCCTTCGCCCCGGGCGGTTGGCTGGGCGGCAACTACTGCTATCTGAATCCGACCGTGGGGACTTCGGGCAATTGGGACGGCTGGTCCACTGCCGGTGCGACAGCGTGCATCTTCACCAGCAACGTGCTCAACGACACAACCGTATCGACCCTGACTGCCAGCTTCGATCACAACGAATTGCGCTCGCTTTGGCAGGTCTATCAGGCCGAGCACACGTTGGGTGCCAGTAATGCTTCCAGCGATGAACTGTTGTTCAGCATGGGCCTGAAAAGCATGTCCCCCGGCGACTACGCCAACGGGATCGCCATCAATTTCTCCGCTGCGGTCAACGTCAATTTTTCCTGGGAGTTGATCCGATGAACATCATTCAGGAACTGCATCAATTCGAAGAGGGCTTGCGTCCGCTTCAGCCATCCGCCGCCCATGACTGGGACGGCAAAGCCTGGGTACTGGACAGTGCGCGGGTCGGGCAACTGGATCAGCAGGAAGGCGAGCGCCTGTGCGTGCGTGTCGATGTGGCCGCCGACAATGCCCGTGCCGTTCTGGCCGGCGATCCGCTCAAGGCGCTGGAATACGCTCAGGCTGCCGTCGATGCGCAGTCCTTTCAGGACGCGGGCTACCCGAAAAACGACGTACCGCTGTCCGTCGCAGCCTGGGTTGCCCGAGGGCGCAGTGCCAGGCAGGCGGCCGATCAGATTCTGGATAATTCGACCCGGCTCAGCGACAGCCTGCTGGCCCTGCGTACCTTGCGCCTGAAGGCCAAGACCCAGATCCGTGGGTACGCCAGCAAAAGCCAGATGGATCAGGCGCGTGCCGCCACGGACGAGGTGCTGCTGGCCATTCGTGATCTGACGGCCAACCAGAGCCAGTAACCGCTTTCCGCCTCACCCAAGCCCACGTCGCCGTGGGCTTTTTATTTTCAGGAACAGAAGCGTTGGTGCCGCTGCGAAACCCTTCGTGCCACCGCGTTTCATTTGTCATGACAGAGGAACGAACATCCCATGGATTATCCAAAGAGCGTCCCCAGCGTCGGCCTGGTCGACGGCCGCTTCGTCGATGAAAACCCGGTGGCGGGAACGCCCGGGTCTTTGATTCCGGCGGTGTGGGGCAACAGCGTTACACAAGAAATTCTCAACGTGATCACGGGCGCTGGAATGACGGCCAACGAGGCGGATACCGGCCAGTTGTTCAAAGCCATTCAATCGATCATCGGTGCCGCCAGCCCAATGCGTTCGGTGGTGACACGGCTTGCCGCTTCAAAGGCACTGAGTGATCAGGAGCTCGGTCTGGTGTTGATCGATGGCAGCCCCGGTGCCACGACGATCACCTTGCCCGGCGCCACTGCCGGACTGGGTGTGCGTGACGTGATTGTTCGTCGTGTCGACAACGGCGGCAATCGAATGGTGGTGCAGGCATCCGGAACCGACCGGATCCGTTTTCACACGCATTTGTCTGCGAGCGGTTATCCGTTTCTGGTGCTGATGGGCGGCGGTGACTGGTGGCATTTGCGCAGTGACGGCGCTGGCAGTTGGTGGCCAGTCGGTCGCTTCGACAACACCCCCCTTGCCGGCCGTTTTTCGAGACAACCATGTCGCTCAGCCCTGGTGGTTACGGTGCGCTCAACGGCGCAGTCATGAAACGTACCGAGTGGCCGTGGCTGTGGGATCACGCCCAGCTCTCCGGAATGCTCGGCACTGAAGCGGCGCGTGCAGGCAACGAAGGTAAATGGACCTCGGGCGACGGCGCAGCGACCTTCCGTGGCCCGGAAGGGCGAGGCGAGTTTCTGCGGGTGCTGGACGAGGGCCGGGGCGTGGATGCGGCACGTGCCATGGGCTCCTTTCAGGTGGGCTCGACGCATTCGTATGCCATGGGTGCCAATGGTGCCGGTGCGGTGGGCGCGTGGTGGTCGGACAGCCTGACGACCTTCGGGGCCGAAACCCGTGAAGAGCCGCAATACGTGTCCGGGCTGTACAACGGTGGCCCTGTTTTCCCCGCCGGCACGAGTTACCAGCGCGATACCGCCAACGCCCTGCTGCTGGCATTCAAATCCCGCCCGCGCAACATCGCCTATCCCGGCCGTATCAAACTCATCTGAGGTGCCTATGTTCAATTATCTGTTTGATGGCTCGGGCGCCTTGTCCGGACCTGTCGAGTTTTTCGTGACGCCAGGTATCGGTATTCAACTGCCCAGTAACGCGGTCCAGTTGTCGTTCGAATTGCCTGAACTGGAAAGCGGTCACGCCTGGGCGTTGATCAATGGAGTACCGCGAGAAGTGATTGACCGACGTGGTCTGGTCTATCGCAAGGACGGCGGCGCGCAACAGATCTGGAATGAGTTGGGCGAGTTGCCCGACACCCTGACGGCGCAACCCTGGCCCGGAGAGTTCCATGTGTGGCGCGACAACGCCTGGCAACTGGATGAACAAGTCAGGTTGGCCAGCATCAGCCAGCAGGTTCTGGAGAAGCGCGACACGCTGCTGCGCGACGCCGTCCTGCGCATCGCCCCCCTGCAGTACGCCGAAGACATCGGCGATGCCAGCCATGAGGAGCAACTGCAGTTGCTCGAATGGAAGCTCTACAGCGTGGAGCTTAATCGCATCGAAAAACAGACCGGTTTTCCGGAACAGATCACCTGGCCGGCAGCACCCGGCGCAACCGTAACCAGCTGACAGAAGCACAGGGAACAGTGCAATGGACTATCCGAAAAGCATCCCCGGCGTCGGCCTGGTCGACGGTGGTTTCATCGATGAAACCCCGTTGCCGGCACGCCCGGTTCGTTGATCCCCGCAGCCTGGGGCAACAGTGTCACGCAAGAAATTCTCAACGCCATCAAGGCTGCCGGGCTGACGCCGGACGAGAGCAAAACCAACCAGTTGGCCACGGCCATCGGTGCGCTGGTCGACTTCACCAAACTGAAGAACACCCCGACCACGCTGGCGGGCTACGGCATCACCGATGCGGTCGGGCGGTTGCTGGCGGTCAGGCAGATAGAGACGGTCGGGATCACGGTTTACAAGCCGAACCCGAGGGCGAAGCGGATTCGTGTGCGGTTGGTGGGGGCCGGTGGTTCGGGGGAGATGTGCGCCGATCCCGGCTACTTATCAAGGGATTGGCGGTGGTGGCGGAGCGGGTGCTTACGGGGAGAGCCTGTATGACGTCACGCCGGAAATGCTGGCCGGTGTTCCGGTCACTTTGGGCGCTGGCGGTACCCCACGGAACGCGATTGGTCAGGCGGGTGGCGGTGCGTCTTTCGGTTCTTACTTGAGTGTTTCGGGCGGCATGGGCGGGCAGACGATTACAGTCCTGACGTCCGCAACGGCGTCCGGATTTGTACAGGGCGGCGCGGGTGGGCAGGTCGTTACGGGCGGCAATCTCTGCAGCGCTCGGGGCATCCCCGGCACCTATGCGATGTACAACGCCAATTGGGGTGTGCTCTGCGGGGGCGGGGGGCCGAGCCCGTTTGATGGTGGTGCTCCCCTGATGGGCGTCAATGGCACTGGCATTGCCGGTGTCCGCGGCTCGGGGGGAAGCGGTTCATGCTCGACCAACGCTTCTGCATCCGTCGTCAGCGGCGCTGGTGGCAATGCCTTCTGTGAAATCTGGGAGTACGAG